GGCAGGAAACCCTACAGGCTTACTCGGGGGGGCGGTCTTGAAGTCGAAACGACCGCCGAAATCGACCCGCAAGCCGAATGCGGCGAAGCCGAAGCCGCCAGTTCTGGCACCTACCGCAGCGGCGGTGGACGCACCAACCACGCCGGCCACCTCGACCGCCCCGCGCGGCTACGAACGGTTCCGCGAGGCGAAGGCGCAGGAGTTCCGCGCCATGTCCGCGCGCGGCCGCGACATCGGGTCGATCCCTCCGTGCGCGAACCCCGAGCGTCGGGCGGAGGCTGAGACGAGTTTGCAGCGCTGGTGCGGGGTCTACTTCGCGCAGACCTTCCCGCTGGCGTGGAGCGAGCCGCACCTGCGCGCGCTCTCGCGCATCGACGAGGCCGTGACGGTGGGCGGCCTGTTCGCGTTCGCGATGCCGCGCGGCACGGGCAAGACCACGATGTGCGAGGTGGGCGGGATGTACGCCGTGGCGACGGGGCGGCGCGACTTCATCGCGCTGATCGGCGCGACGGAGGAGCACGCGGAGCGGATGCTCTCGAACCTGAAGGTGGAGTTCGCGACGAACGAGATGCTCGGCGAGGACTACCCCGAGATCTGCGTCCCGATCGAGCGGCTCGAGGGAATCGCGCAGCGCGCGAACGGGCAGCTGTGCTGCGGCAAGCCGACCCACATCAGGTGGGAGGCGAAGTCGATCGTCTTGCCGACCATCGCCGGGTCAAGGGCGTCGGGCGCGATCATCCGCTGCGCGGGCCTCACGGGTGCGATCCGCGGCATGAGCGCGAAGCGTGCGGACGGTCGGCGGGTGAGGCCGAACCTCGCGATCATCGACGATCCGCAGACCGACGAGAGCGCGAACAGCCCGTCGCAGTGCAGGACTCGCGAGGGCTTGCTCGCGGGCGCGATCCTCGGCCTCGCTGGGCCGGGTCAGAAGATCGCGGCGGTGATGCCGTGCACGGTGATCCGCGCGGGGGACATGGCCGACGCGATCCTCGACCGCGAGAAGCACCCCGAGTGGAGGGGCGAGCGGTCGAAGATGGTGGTGGAGTGGCCGACGGCGACGGCGCTGTGGGACGAGTACGCGGGTCTTCGGCGCCAGTCGTTCCGCGACGGCGGCCGCGGCGAGACGGCGACCGAGTTCTACCGCGCGAACCGCGCGGCGATGGACGCTGGCGGCTTGGTTTCGTGGGAGGCGCGGCACGATCCCGACGAGTTGTCGGCGCTTCAGCACGCCATGAACCTGCGGATCGACCGCAAGGACGCGGCGTTCTTCGCGGAGTTCCAGAACGAGCCCATTCCGCTCGTGACGTCGAGCGTGGCGGAGCTCGAGCAGGACGAGGCAGCGGGCAAGGTCAGCGGCTACGCGCGCGGGCTTGTGCCTCGCGACGCGTCGGCGCTGACGATGTCGATCGACATCCAGCAGAACGTGCTGTTCTGGACGGTGGCCGCGTGGAGCGAGGACTTCACCGGGTGGGTGGTCGACTACGGCTGCTGGCCCGACCAGAAGATGAGGTACTTCACGCTCGGTGAGGTGAAGCGGACGCTGTCCGACACGGCGCCGAAGGCGGGCTTGGAGGGCTCGATCCACCACGGCCTCGAGCGTTTGCTCGAGGAGCGAGCCGACCGCGCGTGGAAGCAGGACGGCGGCGGGACGGTGCGTCTCGACCGCGTCCTGATCGACGCGAACTGGGGCAGATCGACGGATGTGGTGTACCAATTCTGCGCGCGTTCGCGGTGGAACGGCCTCGCGCTGCCGTCTCACGGCCGCTTCGTCGGCGCGTCGAGCGCTCCGTGGGGGAGCACGGCGAAGAAGAAGGGGGAGAAGGCGGGCGCGCACTGGCGGATGCCGCCGGCGACGGAGCGCCGAGCGGTGCGGCATGTGCTGTTCGACTCGAACTGGTGGAAGTCGTTCGTCCACGAGCGCTTCGGCGTGCCGCTCGGCGACCCGGGCAGCGTGGCGCTGTTCGACGGCGACCGCGAGTTGCATCGGATGTTCGCGGAGCACCTGACGGCGGAGCATCGGATCGCGGTGAGCGCGAAGGGTCGGACGGTCGACGAGTGGAAGCTGAGGCGTCCTGGCCTCGACAACCACTGGCTGGACTGCATGGTCGGCTGCGCGGTGGGCGCGAGCATGAGCGGGTGCTCGCTGCCGTCGATGCGCGAGGCGGTGGTGGAGCGGAAGCCGCGCGTGAAGCTGTCGGACATCAAGCGGGGGCCACGATGACGCCGAAGAAGCCGAGCGCATCGACCGAGCCGAAGGCGGAGCCGAGCGGCCTGTGCTGCCGCGCGTGCGGCTCGCGCGAACTGCGGGTGATCTACACCCGCAACGCCCCGATGAAGCGGGTGATGAGGCGCCGCGAGTGCCGCCGCTGTGGCGCGCGCTCGACCACCTACGAGCAGGAGGGCCGATGAGCGGATGTCTATTAGTGGAACGATCTCGGGAATCTGCGCGGCGCGAAGACGAAACCGCTGATTTTCCTTCGTCGCCGTGTAGGTACTGGATGGATGGACTACCTCCGGTCGCCGACGCGCCAAGGCTCGAGCTCGAACTGAAGCTCGTGCCCGCGAGCGATCGCGAGGAGGCCATTCAGGTTGCATGGCTTGCGCATCTCGACGGGGATGACGCGCCGCGGGCGGTGAAGCGATGGTGGGTCGCGACGCTGCGCCAGCGTCGACGGGAGCGGACCAACGAACTTTGAGCAGCGTGCCGACCAACTCCGACATCGAGAAGGCGATCCGCGAGTCCGCGGTGGCGCCCGCTTCGGCGTCAAACGACGCGGGCAGCGTGACGCAGCAGGACATCTCGAAGCTGATCGAGCTCGACCGCTACCTCGCGTCGAAGGCGGCGACGAAGCGCCGCGACCGTGGGCTCCGCGTGCAGCGGATCATTCCGCCGGGGGCCGTCTGATGGGCATCATTTCGCGCATCTTCGGCCGCTCGAACGCAGCGCCCGCAGCGCCCGCGCCTCGTCGCGTGGTCGTTCGCGCGAAGTACGACGCCGCGCAGAAGACGCCGCAGAACGCGAAGCACTGGGCGGGCGCGGACGGTTACTCGCCCGCTGCGGCGCTGACCGACGCGATTCGGAAGACCCTGCGCGAGCGCTGCCGCTACGAGGTGGCGAACAACTCGTACGCGAAGGGCATCGTCTCGACGCTTGCGAACGACCTCGTCGGCACTGGCGCGCGGCTTCAGCTGATGATCGAGGACCGCGTGGTGTCGAGCCGTATCGAGGCCGCGTTCGACGTGTGGGCGACCGAGGTGCGCCTCGCGGAGAAGATGCGCCTCCTCCGCTCTGGCCGCTGCGAGAGCGGCGAGGTGTTCGCGGTCCTCGCCTCGAACGCATCGCTGCGCGGGCCGATCAAGCTCGACCTGCGCCTCGTCGAGAGCGAGCAGGTGCCGCTGATCGAGTACGACGAGTTCGGAAACCCGACGCGGTACTGGCTGCTCGACGCGCACCCCGGCGACAACGGCGCGAGCACGATGGCGGGGCCGACGATGATGACGGCGCTCGCGGGCTCGGGCAAGTGGATCGACGCCTCGCGCGTGATCCACTACTTCCGCGCCGAGCGCCCGGGCCAGCTGCGCGGCGTCCCCGACATCGTCCCCGCGCTGTACCTGTTCGGTCAGCTGCGTCGCTACACGCTGGCGGTGCTCGACTGTGCGGAGACGGCGGCGAACTACGCGGGCGTGCTGCACACGGACTCGCCCGCCGGCGGCGAGGCGGACGATGTGGACCCGATGGACACGATCGAGGTCGAGCGCAACTCGTTCATCACGCTTCCCGCTGGCTGGAAGATGGGGCAGCTCAAGGCGGAGCAGCCGACCACGACCTACGAGATGTTCAAGAACGAGATCCTCAACGAGGTCGCTCGGTGCCTGAACATGCCGTTCAATGTGGCTGCGGGCAACTCGAGCAAGTACAACTACGCGAGCGGTCGCCTCGACCATCAGGTCTACCACAAGAGCCTCCGCATCGAGCAGCAGGTTATGGCGGACACGGTGCTCGACCGCGTGTTCTCCGCGTGGATGTCGGAGGCGATCCTGATCTCGGGTCTGATCCCGCCGCAGCTTCGCAGCGAGTCGTGGCCTCACGAGTGGATGTGGGATGGAAACGAGCACGTCGACCCCGCGAAGGAGGCGAACGCGCAGGCGGTTCGTCTCCTCAACGGCACGACGACGCTCGCCGCGGAGTACGCGCGGCAGGGCAAGGACTGGGAGAGCGAGTTGCGGCAGCGCGCGCGCGAGCACGCGCTGATGATCGAGCTCGGTCTCCCGATGCCAGGGCAGCAGGCGATGTCGCCTGATGAGCCCGACCCGAATGGAGGGGAGTGACATGCAGGACATGAGCGGAAAGCAGATCAAGTTCGCGGGCGGTCAGGTCGAGTTCACGGCTCCGACCGAGATCGACGCTGCGGCCGGCGACGAGTCGCCGAAGCTGAAGTCGTTCAGGATGCTGGCCTACACGGGCGGCGCGATGAATGTCGGCTGGGGCGTGCCCGTCGTGGTCGACCTCGCGGGCATGAAGTCGAGCGAGAAGGCGCGACCGATCCTGCTCCAGCACGACCCGCTGCGGATCGTCGGCCACACCGACTCGGTCGAGGTGAAGAGCCTTTCGCGCGGCATGGAGCTTCGCGTCTCGGGCGTGATCTCGGGGGCGAGCGACGCGAGCGAGAGCGTGATGCGCTCGGCCGCGAACGGCTTCCCGTGGCAGGCGTCGATCGGCGCGTCTGCGAATCAGGTGGAGTTCGTGGACAAGGGGGAGAAGGCGGAGGCGAACGGCCGAACCTTCAAGGGTCCAGTCTACATCGTGCGTTCCTCGGCGCTTTCCGAGGTGTCGTTCGTTGCGCTCGGCGCCGACGACAACACAAGTGCATCCGTTGCGGCGTGTGCCGCTGAGATCGCGGGCGATCCCGCAGAAGGAATCAAGGGGAACATCATGGCTGACAAGACTGAAGTCACCGCCGCCAATGGCGCGGCGGACGTGGCCGCAACGGTGAGCGAGATCCGCGCCGCCGCTGCTGCCGAGGCAAACCGCATCGCGTCCGTCCGCAAGGCTGCGGGCGGGAACGCCGAGATCGAGGCGAAGGCGATCGCCGAGGGCTGGACCTCGGAGAAGACCGAGCTCGAGGCTCTCCGCGCATCGCGTCCCGTGATCGGCGCACCCGCCGCTCACATCAAGGGCGATGACGCTCCGAGCTCCGATGTCCTCGTCGCCGCGCTCTGCAAGGCCGGCGGCATGCGCTCGGTCGAGAAGAGCTTCGACGCGAAGACCCTCGAGGCAGCCGACAAGCGCTTCAAGCGCGGCATCGGCCTTCAGGAGCTCCTGCTCGAGGCGGCGTGGGCGAACGGCTACACGGGCCGCTCGTTCCGTGGTCACGAGCGCGAGGTGCTCCGCGCAGGCTTCAGCGGCCTGTCGCTCCCGGGCATCCTCTCGAACACCGCGAACAAGTTCGTTCTCGAGGGCTTCAACGCCGTTGAGAGCTCGTGGCGCTCGATCGCGTCGATCCGCGGCGTGAACGACTTCAAGTCGGTCACCTCGTACCGCCTCAACGGCGGCTTCGAGTACGACGAGGTCGCAGCGAACGGCGAGCTGAAGCACGGCGAGGTGAGCGAGACGGGCTACTCCAATCAGGCCAAGACCTACGGCAAGATGTTCGCCGTCACCCGTCAGGACATCATCAACGACGACCTCGGCGCGCTGACCTCGCTCCCGCAGCGGATCGGCCGCGGCGCGGCACTCAAGATGAACAAGGTCTTCTGGGGCGCGTTCCTCGACAACGCCTCGTTCTTCACCGCCGGCAACGGCTCGCTGAAGACGGGCGCTGGCACCGCGCTCGGCGTCGACTCGCTCACGCAGGCGGAGCAGGCGTTCCTCGACCAGACCGATCCCGACGGCTCGCCGCTCGCGATCGCTCCGAGCATCCTGCTCGTGCCGACCGCGCTCAACGCGAAGGGCGCGCAGCTCATGTCGAGCCTCGAGCTCCGTCCGACCTCGTCCTCGAAGGACGTTGTCGGCAACCCGCACGCGGGCAAGTTCTCGGTGGTCTACTCGGCCTACCTGTCGAACGCGTCGCTCACGGGCAACAGCGCGACGGCGTGGTACCTGCTCGCCGATCCGAGCGTGCTCTCGACGATCGAGGTCGCGCTGCTCAACGGCGTGGAGACTCCGACGGTCGAGACGGCAGACGCCGACTTCAACCTGCTCGGCATCCAGATGCGCGGCTTCCACGATTTCGGCGTGGCGAAGCAGGAGTACCGCGGCGGCGTGAAGATGGCCGGCGCCTGATGAGTGATCGAACGGCGAAGGGCGGGGCTGACAAGTGCGGCCCCGCCCTGAGCCTCGCAAACGAAACAAACGAAAGAGGGCAGAGAAATGGCAATTGCAGACAAGATCGCAGAAGGCAACTACATCGACTACACACCGGGCTCGGCCGTCTCGGCTGGCGCGGTCATCGTGCAGGCGGACCTCGTCGGCGTCGCGGAGAAGGACATCGCCGCGAACACGCTCGGCGCGCTGTCCGTCCGCGGCCTCTACAACATCAACAAGCTCTCGACGGACGTGGTCGCGGTCGGCGCGATCCTGTACTGGGATGTGGCGAACAGCCGCGCGACGATCACCGCGTCGACGCACAAGGTGTTCGGCCGCGCGATCGCTGCCGCCGGCAACGGCACGACGAAGGTGCTCGCGATCCTGAATCCGTGAGGCTGAATCATGGGGAATCTGTTCGACAAGGGCAGCGCGCTCGTGGCATCGGCGATGCGCGCTGCCCTGTCGACGGACATCGTGTACGTGCGCGGCTCGGACAGCGTCAGGATTCCCGCGACGGTCGGTCGCACGGTGTTCGAGGTGGAAGACTCTCACGGCGTGCTGCGCTGGGAGAGCCGAGATTTCTTGGTGAGCGCGTGCGACCTCGTGCTCGGTGCGCTGCCGGTTGTACCCGCGAAGGGCGACCTGATCGAGGAGCGCTCGTGTGATGGGACGGTTCGCACCTACGAGGTAACGGCGCCTGGGCGTGAACAAGAATGGAAGTACGCGGACACGGCTCGGCTGATGATCCGCGTGCATACGAAGTTGAGGACGCAGACGACATGACGGCGACACCAGCACAAGTCGGGGACGCGGTGCTGACGGCGGTGACGGGGCTCACGCTGTCGAGCGCGTACACGGCTGTCCGCTCATTCTGGCCGGAGCGGAAGCCCGACGAGCTGCTGGCGCTGACGCTGACGGTGGTGCCTCGCGCGATCGAGCGCCGCGCGGAGTCTCGAGTGAACGAGCGCATCGACTTCGTGGTCGATGTGATGGTGCAGCGGAAGGTCGACCAGACGGCGCGGGACGCGGAGATCGCGCTCCTGAGCGCGGATGTGGAGAAGGTGGCGGACGCGCTGTACGCGCTCCGCGCGGGAACGACTGGATTCGTGTGCGTGGGCGTGACCATCGACCCGATGGTTTCGCCCGTTCACATGCAGCAGCATGGAGTGTTCACAGGGGTTGTCACCGCTCGGCTTCGCGCCGTCGGCTGAACAGGAGGGATAAGAAATGCCTATTCGTGTTGGACTTGAAGGATCGCTGAGGCGAGGCACTGTTGGAACAGCGATTGCCACGCTGACCGCAGTCAACAATGTGAAGGACCTCACCCTCTCGATGGAGAAGGGGGAGGCGGACACTTCGACTCGCGCAGCCGGCGGCTGGCGCACCACGCTCGGCACGCTGAAGTCTGCGACGCTCGAGTTCAACATGAACTTCGACGTGACCGACACGGACGTGGACGCGTTCCAGCAGGCGTTCATGTCGAACACAATCATCGCGCTCGCGGTGCTCGACGCGGCGAGCGGAGAAGGACTGATCGCGGACTGGACTGTGACGGGCTTCTCGATTGAGCAGCCGCTTGAGGACACGCAGACTGTGAGCGTGACCTGCAAGCCGGCGTACGTCTCGCGTAACCCGGCGTGGCACACCCCGACCTGATAGGAGGAATCTGAACGATGCACGGATTCAAGGATTCAGCGGGACGATATTGGTCTGTTCGTGTGGATGTTGGCGCGGTGAAGCGCGTGCGGTCTGCGCTCGGCGTCGACCTGATGCAGGTGGCGGAGAAGAAGGACGCGGAGGGCGGGCGCGAGCCTGGGGTGTTGGAGCGGCTCGCGTCCGACCCCGTCCTTCTCGTGGACGTGATCTACGTCCTGTGCCGCGATCAGGCGAACGCGCTCGGCGTGACAGACGAGGACTTCGGTGCCGCGATGGCTGGCGACGCGATCGAACACGCGGTGAAGGCGATGCTCGGTGCGATCGTGGATTTTTTCCCGAACCCTCGCGAGAGAGCCGCGCTCAAAAGGTTGCTGGAAGCGGCGGATCAGGAAGCGGATCGTGCGCGCAGCAAGATGGAGGCGCTCGTCGAAGAGAAGCTTGCGCCGAGTCCTGCTGGCGGTTCGTGGCCGAGTCGGCGGCCATCATCGGATTGATTCCCGACGACTTCACGCTTCGCGAGTTGTCATGGATGCACGACGCGAAGATCCGGAGTGAATGGAACCATACGGCATCGCTGATGTGCTTACTGGCAAACGCACACAGCGGAGGTAAGGGCAGACGGTTCAAGATTGAGGATTTCCATCCGCTTGCGCGAAAGAGCAAGTCTCCCGAGATGCGGATTTCAGCGAAGGCGCTGAAGGGAATCTTCGGACTGTGAGGAGCGATCGACGATGACCTGCGACGCGATCAACACCCGACTCGTCCCCGTGTGGAACGCTGCGATCAAGGCGGGCGTCGACTGGCGATTCTCGATTCGATTCCGCGACGAGAGCGGTGCGCCGATCGACCTGACGGGCTGCGTGTTCCGCTGGGCGATGCGGCCGAACTTCGAGTCGGCGACGCTGACGGCGTCGATGTCGACCACGGACGGCCGGATCACGGTGGACACTGTGAACGGCGTAGTGTCGTTCCATCTGCCGAAGTCGGTGACGGTGAATCTCGCAGGTCGGTTTGTGCATGACTGCGAGATGGAGTGGACAGGCGGGCTGGTCGACTCGCTGTGGGAGGGCGCTGTCACGGTTGGTCGTGAAGCCGCGCGGGGGGTGATCCCATGAGCGCGACGAACACTGGCTGGCGGTTGATGCTTCTCGACGCGCCGCAGGTGAACCTGTCGCTCGAGACGAGCCCGATCCTGATGGAGTTGGTGTCTCCGGGGCCGCAAGGCGCAAGCGGATCTGCGTCGTCTGTGACAAGCGTGAACGGCGAGACGGGTGCAGTGACGCTCGACGCCGCGGACGTTGGAGCTGCGGCTGCGGTTCACGGCCACGCGATCTCGGATGTCACAGGACTCCAGACTGCGCTCGACGGGAAGGCCGCGTCGAGCCACACGCATCCGACCACGGATATCTCGGGCTTGGGCGCGCTTGCGACGCTGAACAGTGTCGGTACGTCGCAGATTGCCGATGGCGCTGTCACGAATACCAAGATCGGCAGCAAGGCAGTTGATACTGCGAAGATCGAGAATGGCGCGGTACAAGCGTTGCAACTCGACACCAACGCAGTCGAGACGGCGAAGATCAACAACAAGGCAGTTACGCTTGCCAAGTTGCAGGACATCGCAGGATCTAGCATCATTGGCCGTACTGCTGGAACCGGAACGCCAGAGCAGATAGCACTGTCTGCGGATTTCGTGTTGGAGGATTTGATTCCCGGCGGCGCTACGTTGTCGATTTCGACCAGAACTGCGCGATCTGTGCTCGGTCGCAGCGCCGGAACGAACGGCGCACCCGCTGACATTGTGGCTAGCACGGATGGCCACGTACTGCGCCGCGCATCTGGGGTTCTTGCGTTCGGTACGCCGCCTGCTACGGGTTCAAGCGGTCAAGTGATGTTCAACGACTCCGGCGTAATCGCTGGAGATTCTGGATTCACCTTTGATCCGCTGTCAGATACCGTCACTGTTGGTTCGGTTGCGTTCACTTCAAACGGAGAATTGATCCGCAACACGACGAACGGGCAAATGGACTTCATGCCTGCGCCCGTCGCCGCGAATGCGTTCGGCGTGTACATGGACTTCACGAGCTTCACGGTCGGCGCTCGCATGGGCGTGATCCGTTCCGACAACGGAGTGAAGAACCCAGCCGGGTCGTACATCCAGTTCGAGACGCAATTGGCGATCGTGTCGGACACGAACACCGTCTACGGCAATAACGCCGAATGCGTGATGCGCGTCACGACAACAGGCAACGACACATTCCAAATCGCGCCATCTGTTGCCGCCGGACGCAGCGCGGCGGTGGCGATCTGCAACCAATCACACGTAGGCGTGGCAAATCGCTCGCCCGCAACGGCGCACGCTGATCCGACGTTCTACGTGTACTCAAGCGACGGAACGCAAGCGCTCGACTACGTGCGCATCTCGCACAACCAAACCGACGCAGTGATTGAGTCGGGCGCGGGCAATCTGAACCTCGTCAGCGCGGGCGACATCAACAACAACGGCAACAGGATACCGAAGGTGTTCAGCGGCACGACCGCGCCGGGCGCGGGCACTGGCACGGACGGTGACCTTTACTTCCAGTACTGAGGATGACATGGCAGACAACATCGGCTATACCCCAGGCACAGGCGCGACGGTCGCGGCGGACGAGATCGGCGGCGTGCTGCATCAGCGCGTCAAGATCGGTGTTGGCGCGGACGGCACGGCTGTGGATGTCAGCGAGGCGAACCCGATGCCGATGGCCGCATATGGCGAACTCATCGAGGCCATCGAGGCGCTGCGCTTCACGGTGGCCTCTCTTACCCGCACGCTCAACGCGTCGATTCCAGACGCGAGCGGCAGGCAGCGCGTCAATGCCGAGACGGCGGTGCTCGCAAGCGGAACGCTCACGACCTGTTCTACCGTCACCAGTCTTTCGCAGATCGGCACAATCGACGCGCGAACCGTGGTGAACGACCTCAACAAGTTCGCAGCCGACTCGCTGCGACGCAACATCGCAACGAGTTGACTCATGCCAACAACCAACGGAAACCGCAAAATCCTCGACCCCAAGCGCTGGGAGTACATGACCCCAGCGCCCGCCGCCACGGCAGCAGGATCGTTCATCGCTTCTTCGCGGCACTATCGCCAGCAGCAACTTTATGTACAGGCGCAGACGGTCGCGTACCTCTACAACCCGAACGAGGACGGCTGGGTTCAGACACCTAGCCCCGGCCTTGCGGCGGCGTTGGCGGCTGGGTCGTGCGGCACGGCGGGTTCGTTCTCCACTGGCAGCACGATCGCTGTGGCATCGCTAACAGCGACGGCGGGTACGACCTCCACGATCACGACGAATCAGACGCTCGCCCGCGACCTTCGCGGGTACTCCATTCAAATCCTCGCGGGGGCGAACGCGGGCGTGACGCTGCCCATCGTGTCGAACACGATCGGATCAAACGCCGTCATCACCGTCGCCACGCAAGCGAGCGCGTTCAGCAATGCGACGGTCTACAGGCTTGTGACCCCCGTCTGGTATGTCGGCAACGGCGGCTCAACAGCCGCAGCCTCGTTCCGAAAGTACGACTTCGCGACCAACTCTTGGACGACGCTGGCGAACATGCCCGCATCCATCGGCACGGACGCGCGAATGATGGCCACGCCGTCTTGGGTGGACAGCGCGTATGTGTCGTTCGCAACTGGCACGGCGACGAGCGCCACGGGAACCACGCTCGTCAACGCCGCGAAGACATGGACTACGAACCAGTGGACGAACTATCAGGTTCGCATCACGGGCGGCACTGGCGCGGGTCAGATTCGCACGATCTCAAGCAACACGGGAACGACGCTCACGGTTCCGACATGGAGCACGACCCCCGACTCGACCTCGGTGTACAGCATTGAGGGGAACGACGATTTCCTGTACCTGATCGGAAACGCCGCTGTCACGCTGTACCGCTACAGCATCACATCGAACACATGGTCTACGATCACGCCGACCGCAGCGCGCGGCGGCGCGCCGGGCGCGGCTTTGTCGGGTTCGTGGATTTGGGGTGTGACGCAAGCGGATTGGACGAACGAGAGCGCCATCCTCAACGGGCGATTCCTCTACTCGTTCCGTGGCGGCGCGGGCGCGCAGATCGACCGCTACGACATCGCGCTCAACGCGTGGAACGCCGTCACATACTCGCCCGCCGTCGAGACATTCACCACGGGATCGAAGTGGATTTACGCGGGAGACTACCTGTACGGCACGAAGGAAGTCACAGGCCGATGGTTCCGCTACGACATCGCCCAGAGCGGCATGGACGGCATGACCACGATGAATGTCGGGCAGGGCACGGCCATCGTCGGAGACACGGCTTTCGATGTCGTCTACAAGGACGGCGCGACCAGCATCCCGTATCTGCACATGCTGATGAACACCTCCACTATTCACGCAAGGATGATGGTGATCTGATGACGATCCAAGAACTTCTCGACCTCGCGCGGAACAAACTTGCCACGCTGGCGCGGCAGCGAGAGCACGCATGGTCGCAGGGCGACTCGGCGCTCGTCGCCGCGCTCGACGCGAAGATCGCGACAACGGAGGACACCGTCGCCGCGCTTGAGGAGATCGCGTAATGTTCCTGACGCTGCTCTCATTGTCTGGCGCACCCCCGGTCGGCACGCAGGCGTTCATCAAGGTGAGCGGCGTATGGGAACTTGCCACGGTCTTCATCAAGGTAAGCGGCACATGGCAACCCGCGCAGCCGTTCTGGAAGGATGCCGGAGTCTGGAACTGAGCACAACTAGGAGGATGCGAACGTGAGACTGAACATCGGATCGGGTAGCGATACGGAAGATGGGTGGATACCGTGGGACATCGCGCACGGGAACTACGCGCAGCGCATCAATATGCCGGACGCATCGGTAGAGGCAATCCGCGCGTCTCATGTGCTCGAACACATCGCGCGCGCCGAGACGCTTCCGACGCTCAAGGAGTGGCGACGGGTACTCAAGCCTGGTGGCCGACTCTTCGTCGCCGTGCCTGACTTTGATCGGATCGTATCTCAGATGGCGGCGGGTTCTAAAGACCCCAACATGGAAGCCTACATCATGGGCGGGCAGATCGACGTACACGACTTCCACTGCGCGATCTTCAACGAAGCCAAACTCCGGCAGTTGTTGGAGTTGGCGGGATTCTCCCACATCGCTGAGGTTGGCAAGGAAGGCGAGAAGTGGAACTGCTCTCATCACTGGTGCAGTTTGAACATGGAGGCGTACGCGTGAAGAATAAGCCGCTGCCAAAGCCGAAGGGCAAGGGCGGCAGGCCGCGCCTAGACATCGACCCTGCTCAGGTCGAACGCATGGCCGCAATCGGCTGCACTGTCGAGGAAATCGCCGTGCTTGTCGGGTGTTCCAAATCAACGCTAGACAAGGGTTTTTCTGCACCCATAGAAAAGGGGCGGATGCGTCTAAACCGAAGCCTCAAGAGGAAACAGGTGCAGTTAGCGCGTCAGGGAAACGTGACCATGCTGATTTGGCTTGGCAAACAGTACCTCGGGCAGAAGGAGAAGTCGGAATCCGTGGTGCGCGAGGAGGTGATTACGATTGAGGAAATCGCGCCGAAGGTGCAGCATGACGCATGAGGCTGCAACTACAACCGCTGTCTTCGATCCTGCACCCGTCACAAATGACGGTAGACAAGGCGCTTGCTCGGTTCAGCGTCCTTGAAATCGGTCGGCGTTGGGGGAAGACAACCTACGGTCGCGTCAAGGCGCAGCGCGCCGCCATCAACCGCCGGAAGGTCGGATGGTTCGCGCCAACCTACAAGTACCTTGCCGATCCCATGCGCGACATTGAACGCGCGCTTGCACCAGTGACGGCGCGCATGGATCGCGTAGAGAAGCGGCTAGATTTGGTGACTGGCGGCGTGATCGACTTCTGGTCGCTTGAGGACATTGATTCGGGTCGTGGCCGAGACTACGACTTGATCGTGGTTGACGAGGCCGGATTCGTGCCCAGGCTGCTCGAATGGTGGCGCAACGCCGCGCGCCCGACGCTCGCCGACCGCAAGGGGTCGGCGCTCTTCCTTGGCACACCGAAGGGAACCGGCGACTTTCACCGCCTGTTCACGGAAGCCGAAAGCGACACAACTGGCACGATGCGAGCGTTCCGCATCGGAACGCGCCAGAATCCGCACATTGACCCGGAGGAAGTCGAGGCCGCGCGGCGTTCGCTGCCGCCGGAAGTCTTCGCGCAGGAGTACGAGGGAATCCCCGCAGAGGACGGCGGCAACCCGTTCGGACTTGACGCGATCCGCGAGTGCGTCGGGCTGCTCTCGACGCGTCCGGCAGAGTGCTACGGGGTCGATCTTGCCAAGAGCCAAGACTACACCGTAATCGTCGGACTCGACGCGGACGGCGCGGTATCACACCTCGACCGATGGCAAGCGCCGTGGCAACTCACGCGGGAGAAGTTGGCGAAGATCATCGGGGACAAGCCCGCGCAGATCGACTCAACTGGCGT